TTGGTCGGGTGGTTGGTATGTTCACCGACCGCAAGGAGATTTCGCTCCCAGCCTCAGACACGCAGCTCAAGCGTCGCCTGGAGGAGTTACTTGGTGTGTCGCTTGAGATCGAAGACGCTCAGTACTCAGAGGTAGAGTCTGTAGTGGCTGCTCCACCTCCTGAGCCGCCCACTGCTAGGAGCGAAGAACTAAATGCTACCTACGAGCAGGCGCAGGACGACGAGCTTCGTACGATCTTAGAGGCGGTGCTAGCCGAGCACAAAATCCCTGAGCCAGAGGGAGATGACTTGTGAATGCTGCCGAACTGAAAGCCAAGCTTGCTGGCCTCTCAGAGAGTGATAGGGCTGCGGCCCAGTCGATGCTGGACGCACTCCTTAAGCGCAAGCGTGAGAGAAAATTCTGGACGATGTACCCAGACGCGGGCCCGTACCGCCGAGAGCTTTACCCTAAGCACATGGAGTTCATAAGCAATGGGGCTACCTACATTGAGCGGTGTTTTTTAGCTGCCAACAGGTGCATTACACCTTGGACGTGGGTGGACACCAGGGATCAGTCCACGGGCCTAGCTCACGAAGTTTTTGGCGATTTACGTCAATGTGTTGTAGCTTGGGACGGTGAGCGAGAAGAAACCATGTGTAGCGGCGCTCTAGCGCTTCGTAAGATTGCCCCAGCGTATCGCGTAGTGCTGGACGATGGTCAATTTTTTGATTGTTGCCGTAAGCACCAAGTATTGACGACCGAGGGGTGGACTTCGCTCGGCCAGTTAAGGTTCCCCGAAGGTGGTCGGCGTTACACGCATAGAGTTCGAGATTTTCAGGCCAATTGTGCCAAGGATGGTTATCTACATGATCCACGACTTCTAGCGGGTCTAAGTATCGGCCAAGTGTCAATTCCATCACAAGTCGATGCTCTCGGATTAACCCTTGCTTGGTCGCGTAAGGATGCATTGGAGCGTACACGAGAATATAGGCGTGCTTGTCTACGTGACGGCCTTGATCCCACGACGGGTGATCCTTCCCAGCTCGCGGCCCTGTACGCGCAGTTTTCAGCTCCAGCAATGCTGCATAACGCTCTACCGAGGACTTGGAGATGCAAAGATGGGCGGCGATTTCAACCTGGGTCATTCCTGAGTCGAGAAGCGGTCGCAGTTGATCAGCGGTTAGAAGCTTACTCGCTGGTGCTCGACGATTTAAGCCTTTACGAGTCATGTACTTCGCCAGTGTTGCTGGATGAACTTCCAATAGAGCAGCTATTTCCGAGCACAGCAGCTTTGGAGATCGAGCTAGCAAATGAACAAGCTCCGAGTGACGAGCTTCTAATTTCGGTGTTTGAGCCATTTTGTCACACGCCTCTGGTAGGTGGTCGCAGCATTGTTGCTATCGTACCTATAGGTTATCAGCCAATTATTGATACGACAATACCTAGGTACAATAATTACAAGGCAGGCGGTGTGTTCCACCACAACTCAGGAAAAACGGTTGTTGGCGCGTATGAGACCGTTTGCCATGCAACGGGGCGCTACCCACCTTGGTGGAAGGGAAAGCGCTTTGCCCAGCCCACACGAGGCTGGGTGGCAGGGGACACGGCCAAGACGGTCAGGGACATTGGCCAGAGGGAGTTACTTGGCTCGCCTCAGCAGTTTGGCACGGGAATGATCCCAGGGGAGGATATTATCAGGGCCACCCCCAAGGCAGGTGTACCGGACGCGATCGATACGATCTACGTCAAGCACTATGACAGCTCGGGCGAGCAGGATGGGGTCAGTGAGATTGGACTTAAGTCCTACGACCAGGGGCGGATCGCGTTCCAAGGAACGGAGCAGGATTATATCTGGTTGGACGAAGAGTGTCCAATGGAGGTATACATCGAGTGTCTGATGCGTACAATGACAACTGGTGGTATAATCTACTTGACATTTACGCCACTACGAGGCATCACGGAGGTCGTGCTGCTATTCATGCCTGGAGGTAAGACTCAGTGAGTAACTTAGTGGACATCAAGGACATGTCGCCAAACGAAGCTCTCGTTAATTACCTAGAAGAATTATTGAGGTACGCAAAATCGGGCGAGCTAAGGAGTGCAATAGTCGTGGCATCATGGGCAGACAATCGTGTTAATCACGGATGGGAGATCGATAGTAGAACTAGGCGACGCAGTCTCTTAGGAGAAGTAGCCTATACGCAGTATGAACTCATGACTCAGATTGGGTTGGTTGAAGGCGATAGTGTTTTAGCGAAAAGCCTTTATGAATGAGGATGTGCTATGGTCGAGCCTATCGAAATAGCAGAGAAAAATGAGTTCGAATCTGTTAAAGCGGACTTGCTAAGCTACTTGGATTTAGAGGATGGATGGGATGGTTACGGAGGCTCTAAGCCCAACCCTGATGTTATCGCATCAAGCATTGAGCTGCTACATCAGGTAAATAATTTTGGATTAGTACTGCCAAAAACGATGGTATCTGGATCAGGGGAAGTAAGTCTGTATTGGGATGTAGCAGATTTTTATGTTGAGATAGGATTTAAAGAGAAGGATCGTTACACGTATCTTATAGTAATTAATGATAATGAAGTTGAGGGGGGAGACGATTTCGATCTCTTGCTAGGTATGCCGTCTCAACTTAGAGAAGCTTTAGAAGAGCTAACGAGGAAAGCAGCATGCTCAAGATTATAACCGCACTAATATTTTTAATAGCCAACGCTGCTCAGGCAGCCACGGACGTAACAGTTAATATAAGTCACCCGACACGGTACACAAATGGGGATGCAATGCCCATGTCTGCAATAGTTGGGTATAAAGTATTTTATTCGGTGGATGAGCCTGTCACATTATCGAGTCCGAGTTTCGAGATAGGCCCTGTTGACTCATTCACGTTACCTCTTGATCTAGCCCCACGTGCAGCTCCTTACAACGTCCGAGTCGTAGCGCAAACAAGAACCGTTGATGCGTTGAGTGATATGTCGGGCGAATTTACTGAGACGACGCAGATTGGTGCTATCCCTAAAATCCCCAATGCACCGATCATCATCGAGATAATCATTCAGTGCGATTCGACATGTAGAGTGGTTGAGGGGGACGGGCTATAATGTACTACCATACAAACGGTTTAAATTATTCAGGCTGTCACGGGACTTCGGGCAGTCGATACTCTAGCCCATTTGTGAAACCTGCGCCACATAGGTGGTATATGCCTCCAGTAAAGCTTACCGGCGCAACCACGAAAACCCAAAACGACTGGATTCCTCCAGCATTCTCAACTAATCGAGGGGCAATTTAATGGATATTTACGTAAGTCATAAGCGAGTAACGCGAACCCCTATGACGCGGAAAGAGTACAACGACTATAGAGGGTGGTGCCGATGATGGATATCTAGTTGAGTATCTCGACGGTGGAGCGCCTAACCATCCAGACCATAAAGGGTATATTTCATGGTCCCCAAAGGCGCAGTTTGATGCTGGTTATACGCTACTCAAGCCTTAAAAAGGAGTGTTAATTACATGGCGACAAGTGTTGAAGCGGCTGGCATCGCGCAGATGCCGAGGTTTATAGATCGGGTTAACTTTTACGTGGTCAAAGCTGCGGTGGCGGCAATGGCGGAAGACCCAACTACGGCAGGCCACACAAAAAGGGTTGAGTTCGCTGTCAAAGTGTTTTCTGAGCAATACAAGGTTAGGCAATACGCTGCGGCAGTACTGTCTAACTTAACTGTGCTCTCAAGGCTGTCAGACACCGCCAGCCATAACGGCGTGTCCGATACTGATATGCAAGACACAGTAAACCTCTTTTATAATGCATTTGCAGGAGTGTCCACCTAATGGCAATTGGATCTGGCGCATTAGTAGATTTTTTCGGCACACAAGACCAGATTGATGACGGCACCACATCGTCGATTGCGAACAACGCGTTTTCGGCCCCTGACACGTCAGATTGGACTAACGACGATGACGCGCCTTTCGCTGTTTTCGTACTGGAATGTCAGTGGGCAACTCAGCCGACCAATAACTCTGTTGTCAATATTTACGGCAGAAAGCTGAACGTCCAAAGCACGAGTGATTCGCCGGTTCCTGACTCCGCAAACCTCGATCAGTACATCGGATCTTTCACCGTGGATGGGACGGTGGCTATAAACACTGCTGCATTCCATGTCACTAACTGGTTAGTTCTGCCTAACCATTACACGTCTCAAGTTTACCAATTCTATCTTGAAAACAAGTCTGGGCAAACCATCAGTGCAAACTGGAATTTATGGATAACTCCAGTTACTAAAGGCCCGAAAGCGTAATGGCTGGGTACAATAAATTCAGGACAAAACCGCTCCACGGCTCTATACCATCGGCTTTTAAAGCTGCGAATTACGCTCGTTTAAACCCCTCCGACACACCAGCAGCAACAACGTTAATTGAAGGCAACCTTGGGGCAACGTTCGGAGCTGATTTGGATTCGGCGCGGTTCTTGCTGCCAAAACGCTACGGCAAATTTGTCGTTGAAGTGACTCGCAACGCGGCAAGCTCCGCGAACGCAGTAGGGGTTGGCCTCTCAACATCCGCTTTTCTCACATCAACATGGTTGGGGGAGGATGCAAACGGAGTCTGCTTATACTCTCAGGACTTCGGGATCTATGAGAGCGGTGTGCAGGTAAGCGCAACACCAGCCTGGAACGACACAAATACATCTTGTGTCATGGCGGTCGATTTAACCGGCGCCAACCCAATAATCAGCTTTGTGAAAGACAATGACGCGGCGATAGATACCACTTACACGTGGACTAACGCAACGCTAACGAACGAAGACGTTTATCTTGTGTTGTCGGGGTCAACTAATGACTCAATCACGTTAAACACTGGGCGGCTACGTTGGAAAAACCCTCACATTAAGCGGCTGTTTCCAGATTATGAGCTAGGCTGGCCCGATCGCGCTGAGGAAGATGCGATTCTCTATAAGCCCTCAGCAGGGGCTTACACTCTAGTAGGCGCTTCAGGAGCCTACACTTACACAGGCACCGCAGCAGCTCTGAACTTAGGTAGGCCACTAGCTGCAGATTCAGGGAGCTATACATACACCGGCACGACAGCGAGCCTCAATTTAGGCAGACCTTTAGCAGCCGACTCAGGTAGCTATACTTACACAGGGACTGCAGCTGCGATTACCTTCGGGGGCGCATTAGCGGCAGTCTCAGGAGCATACACTTACACCGGCACAGCTGCAGCGTTAAATCTGGGAAGACCCCTCGCAGCAGACTCAGGTAGCTACAATTACACTGGGACAGATGCCACACTCACCTTCGCCAGTGCAGGCGCATTTACACTGGCTGCAGACTCAGGTAGCTATACTTACACCGGCACCGCCGCGTCGCTGACCTTCGCAAGCATCCTGACAGCCGTCTCGGGTAGTTACACTTACACTGGCACTGCAGCTGCGATCACCTTTGGCGCAGCATTGGCAGCCACATCCGGCAGCTATACTTACACCGGCACCGCTGTTACTCTGTCCATAACCGCCGTGCTTGCAGCAGCGTCAGGGGCTTACACCTACACCGGTACGAGCGCAACACTAACTTACAGCGGCGCTGCAGTAGCATCATTAACAACAGGTATCGCAAGCCTCATAACAAGTACTGCAGCAGTTCATAGCTTGCTTACAGCAACACAGGGCGTAGCGAGCATTATGACAGGCACGGTAGGGTTGGCAGGTGCCATAACAAGCTCCGCAGGAGTAGAATCCACTATCAACTAGGAAAACGAGGTAAGAAATGGCAGCCTACAATAAATTTCAGCAAACGGTCGAAGACTGGTTGGAGGGCGTCTACACTGCATCAACCGATCAGTTCACAGTTGCACTATGTGCCGCAGCTAACGCACCAGTTGCAACAAACTCAGTATTGGCAGATCTTACGCAGATTAGTTATACCAACTTATCGAGCCGAAACATAACGACAAGCTCAAGCGGTCAGACAACAGGGACATTCACGCAACTATTCACCGACCTTGTTTTAACGGCTTCAGGTGCGGTTGCTACGTTCCGCTATGTCGTGGTCTATAACAACACTCCAACAGCTCCAGCAGATCCGCTGTTGTGTTGGTTTGACTATGGATCAAACATAACTTTGGCGTCAGGCGAAACGCTGACAATTGACTGGACTACTTCCTCTTTTACGGTGGTGTAGCATGAAACTAGGTAAATTTACTGCAGAAGAGCAGGCGCTGTTTGAAGTACTTGAGGCAAGAAAAGCCATCCATCAGGCAAAGCTAGATGAGCTTCAGGCAAAACTCCAGGACGACTCACTAACTCGTGCCACACACAAGGCAGTTAGAGAGGAGATAAAGGATGTTCAGCCTTTACTGGTCCCGCTCGCTCAGATGCAAGCAGCTTTGGCAAGTGCGGTCTCAAGGGATAAATACTTCCCCGATATGAGCAAGAGCGGGTTTCTAAAGTTTGTGAAGGACACCTTAAATGGCTAACATGTTTGTAGAGGAGACCGGGCGCACGTTCCGTCTTAACGCTGGGTTTAACATGGCGTCCTACACTGGCCTTAGCATCATCTTCTGCAAGCCTGATGGTACTTCAGTGACTAAGGCCATAGCAGATGGTGTAGCGCTTGGCACAGGGGCTATCACAGATGCTGACTTAGGAGCGCTGGCTGCCAATGAGTACGTGGAGTACTCCATTGAGCCTGGGCTTATTACTGAGGATGACGCGGGGCAGTGGTCTGCGCAGTTAAAATACACCAACACGGCAGTAAATCCTGACGATAACCTGTATGGGAATATCGCCTACTTTACCGTGCTGGAGCGATGTGATACATGATCGCATCCGGTAGGAAGCTGATTACAGCGACATGGGATGACGCTCCTCACTTGTCTAAGGAAGTCAAGGATGCCATGTACGCCGCACTTCCGCCCCATCAGCGCGATGCTCGGTCCAAGGGAGTACCCTCACTGGGAGCCGGTGCGATTTACCCAGTACCGGAGAGTGAAGTCGTTGTAGCGCCATTTGAGCTACCACCTTGGTACGAGGTCTGCGCAGGGTTTGACGTAGGTTGGAACTGGACGGCAGCTGTGTGGATTGCAACAGATCCTAACACGCGCCAATCCTACCTGTTTGACACTTACAAGGCAGGCCAGCGTGAACCGTCGGTACATGCTGATGCGATGCGAGCTAGAGGCACTTGGGTGCCAGTAGCGATCGATCCAGCATCCAGAGGCCGAGGCCAGCGCGACGGTGAGCAGCTATTCCAGGACTATGCGGATCTGGGACTGGACCTAGTTAAGGCTGCAAATGCTCGTGAGGCAGGGCTTTACAAAGTTTGGCAGCTGCTGAGCACTGGCCGATTAAAAGTGTTTAAAAACTGTGCGGACTGGTTCGAAGAGTTCAGGTTGTACCGCCGCGATGAGAAGGGTGAAATCGTCAAAGAAAATGATCACTTAATGGACGCGACGCGATATGCTACGATGACAGGTATGGACAACGCAATTCCCAAGCCAACAGATGATGACGATTGGCAAGAAGCTGGGGTCAAGAAAATGAGTGGTAACGCGGTAACGGGGTATTGAGATGCATAGCGTTGAGAACGTCATGAACTTGGCTGAGGCCGACGGTACACTTAGTCTAGATAAGATCTTAGATAATGCTGATAATGTCGCTGAGATCCTTTCAGACGATCTCTTAGCGCAGATTGGCCGCCAGGTTGTCGAGGATTATAAGCTCGACCGCGAATCTATGGGGCCATGGCTCATGATAATGGAGCAGGCGTTCAAACTTGCCTCCCAGATGATTGAGACCAAGACATCACCATGGGATGGGGCATCCAACGTCAAGCACTCGCTTATCCTAGAGGCGTGCATTCAGTTTGCAGCTCGTGCGGTGCCTGAGCTTATCCGTGATGGGCGAGTGGTTAAGACCAAAGTATTTGGCAAAG